AGGTGTAGAACTAGCCATTGTTGCTTGTCCTAGGCTTGGCAACTTAGTATTTAAACTCGCCAGGTTACCACCTGATTCTAATGCTAATGAACTAGTATTAAGATTAGTGCCTGCATTAGCTGTGACAGTACCGGACACTCCTTGAGTGGTTTGCCAGAATGTTCCTGATACAGGGATAGAAGATTGATTGCTAGCTATAACTACAGGACTAGAACTAGCCATTGTTGCTTGTCCCAAAGACGGAGTTTTAGTATTTAAACTCGCCAGGTTACCACCTGATTCTAATGCTAATGAACTAGTATTAAGATTAGTGCCTGCATTAGCTGTTACGGTACCAGACACCCCTACAGAAGATAGCGGATTTTGATAACTAACACCATCATCATAATAGATTGTAAATTTAGAATTATTATTTAATGTTATTGTTGGTGGTTGTAAAACCAATGTGCTGTTTGTTGCCTGGTTATAACTAGCATATCCAACACCGTCAGCTAAAGAGTACAAAATAGTTCCACCACTAGTAATAAGAAGTATGCGCTCTGCAGGAATACTTTGCCCAGTAAAGCTAAGCGTGTATGTTGCGGGGTCGTAAGTATATGTTGTTAATAATTGCTTCATAATGCTATTGAGAATGCTATCGCTTGATTTTTTACTTTATTAATGGCTGTTTCTTGCGCAGAACTAACTGGTTTATTGGCATCGCTGGTGTTATCCACATTTGATAGACCCACGTCGCTTTTTGAAAGTGTTATAGCTCCTGTTCTTGTATTAACAGTCTGTACTGTGTTTGTGATAAGCGCCCAATTATTAGGTGATGATATGCAAATATATAATAAAGCTGTGCTGGTCTCGTAAACGAGTTGACCTATTGTACCAATTAAAGCTAATCTTGCAGTTGCATTGGTTACTTGTGTAAAAGCTAGTGTATTATAAGAATTAGAAACCAGTGAGCTGTCTATTTTACCATCAGAATTTAATAATATCAGCTTATAGGCATCATCAGATCCAGCACTAGTAAATGCTGCTCCCTTTGCTGGTAACCTAGATAAAATTACACTATCGGCCATAGATACCTATTTTATGGATTTGGTACCCTTGGAGCAAGTTTAAACTGGATTACTTATGTTTTTTGAGGGTGGGTTGACTTCATCACCATCTGCCTCGTTACCTGTACTATAATAATTGATTTCTTTCTCAGAATAGAAGCTTGGTTTTGCTGGTTCTGATTCTGTTGAATCTGAAGAATTTTCGTCTGATTCCACTTTATCAGCACTTTTAAACACTCCTCTAACAGAGTCATCATAAACTTTATTCACAAGGAGCAAATCACTGGTACCATGCTCACCCATAAATATGCCTTGTTTAGGTTTTGTCATAGAGTGCTCTACACATGTCCATTGTTGTTCTGGAACGCCTAGCATAATGAGGGCCTCTATTCTCTCTGCAGATATTTCTTTTCCGCTTACCTGGCAATAGTGTTTTTTGTCTGTCATATTTATATTGTGGTTGTGGTTTACTGCTGTTGTGTTTGTTGTTTACTACTGGATAGTCCCTGACTTCTAGCTTGGGATGTCATCTGGTCTAACTGGGCTTTTACATTAGCGTATAGTTCTTGATCTTGCCCCTTGATCTCTTGAAGCTTTTCTCTACGCTGCGCACCATCTAATGGGAATAACTGCTGAGCAATCTGCTGGGCTTTTTGTAATGCATCTTGAGGTGTTACTCCTCCACCGGCAGCAGATCCCTGTTGTTGTTGCTGATTGAATATACTAGCTTCACTAGATTGCTGTAGCTGTTGTTTTTTTTGTTCTTCTGTTTGAATCTCCTTAGCAACACGATCCTCGTCATTCTTTTTTCTAAGTTGATCCTCATAATCAAAGTTATAGAGATTAAGAAGCTCTGACCTGGCGATAGCATTAGCAGATACCAGCTGACCAATAACACTCTTACGCTCTATATCATCAGAGAAAGTAATAGGAATAAGGCTGATCTTTGCTTTGGGTAAAGATAGAATCTTACCAATCACGTCTCCCAAATGATCTAATAAGTGATTGTAATTTGTAGGAATAACATTCCAAGAATTTTCGAACAGTCTCAACGCAGGCCCGGCTGCTTCTGATTTTAGAGTCATCTGGAACAACTCAACAGGTATATTTAGGGCGTTAAGAATGTTGTTCTTATAGTTCTCCATCATTTCAACAGGAGCAAGATTCTTACCTTCTCCACCAAGCTGTTGATAGTTAATAGGAAAAGGGAACTTATGGTAAGCCCCCGGATCTTGGCGGTGCTGACTAATCATCTCGTCAACTGTAGCACTCCACACAGCTCCGTTTTGATGGAGAATAGGGTTAGCTGCGCTATTGTTCTCTGCACTCATAGATATAACTCTAAACGGGGCGATATCTTCGTAGCAGATAACTTCATTATATTTCTTTAAAGTTTGGAGCATGAAAAGATCCTCGAACAAAAACATGCATGGAGGAATAGATTTACCATCTGTGCGTATTGTAGATGGTGTTTCTAATTTTAGATGTAAGAAGTTCTTGGTGTTAAAACTAAGCATCTTTTTCTCAAAAATACAGTCATAGATAACTTTAGGAGTTTTCTTGCTATAGAACTTGTTGTTCTTAGAGGTAACCTTTTTAATATACTGCTGTGGAATATCCCAGAAATATTCATATTCCCCAGTTGTATCTTCATGGCGAATCTTGATTTCTTTTGCTGGCCAATGCACAACATGGATCTTGTTTACATCTGTGGAAGGTTTGTCCAGCACAGGATGCTCCCCTTTAAAACCACACTTTAAACAAGCCTTTACGTACCTGCCTTTGTTAAACTCAAAGTTGTTTAACTTATCGATATTGTCCACACGCCCACACTTAGGACATTGAAGATTTCTGTTAAAACCCTGGTTCACAGTAAGAAACTCATTACCATAAGCTAATAAATTTAAACCGCTAACCGCCAGGATTTGTCTCCATTTTAGCTGCTCTAATACATCCATGTATTTATCTTTGGCTTCATGGTCGTCGCACTCTACCTGTAGAGAAGTAATAAAATAGTTAGCTATTCTGCTAAGTGCCTGCTTATAGAAGCCATTACGAAAAAGAAAATGTTCCGCCCATAGTAACTGTCCCTCTATATTAAGAGGCATGTATTGTAATGGAATATTATAGAAAGGATTACTATAGCGGTCTTTGCCCCCTAGGCCTTCATTAAAGAAATTTTGTGGTTGGTTTGAATCTATCATGGTGTGTAAAGATTATTTGACAGAGTCTGTGGGAGATTGTTCAATCTTTTTTGGATCTGCTAGAAGATTTTTATTTTCCTGGTCTGCCACCATAAAACCGGACTCATCATAATACTCAGCTTTCTTTGAGCTGTTGAAATCAGATTTTGACTCTGTGGTGAGCATTCCGTATTTATTCATTTTCCTCTTCCTTTTTAAAGAGAATCATAGCTCTTTTAACACCATCAGTCCATTCAAATATAACCCCGGGATAGTAAACTAGTTGTGGTATCTTGTTTCTATAGAACTTCAGGGTTTCTCCTACCTTAGGTTCAAACACAACTTCATCATCACTAGAGAATATAAGCATCATGGCTTGTTCATGGTCTATCACGGTCTCTACTTTTGCTCTTATCTTTCCAAAGTCATTCTCAAATATCACGGTTTCTAAGGTTGTCTGAACGGGTGAAAGCTGTTCTTCAACAACAGAGTTCATTTCCTGAGTAATGGGCCAAAGTGGAATTTCACCTGTGTTAGTATATTCTTTTTTCTTAACTTTTTGTTTTTTAATTTTACCTTTAACTCCCTGAGGGGGGGAGACGACTTCTCCGCCCATGGCCTGGGCTTCTTTGATAATTCTATTTCTCATGGCTACCACAGCCTCATGGTCTCCTGCTAGATGTACTCCATCGGTTATTTTAGCTCCTGTGGATGTATATACTGATTTTGATGGGTCGCTGTTCCCCACCACTAAATCTCCTACTTTTAAGTTTGTGTTATCATTCATAAGGTTGTTCTTGTTAGCTTTTGAACTTTACGCTACCATAAACCAAAGTCAAATTCTTTTTTAACCATGGCAACTTTTAATTTAGCTAAGACCACGTCAGCATGGGCACCGGATATATCATCATATAAAATGACGGTAGAAATAACAAGTGCCGAGGATGCTCCTAGAGAAATATTCGTAATTAAAAGAACCAGAGATTTTGTAAAAGATCAATTTGAAGATGTATTTGCCGCTGTTGCCACGCCGGTACAATTAGAAGATTTCCCTATACGTGCGCCCAGGGAAAATTCATCATATTATAGAACAAACGTAGCCACACTTATAGTGAGAACTGCCGAGGGTATGCAGGCTGTATTTGACTCTATGGTTTACGAAATTAAAAAACTCGCACTAGATCTAGAGGCGCTCAACAATGGGTTATCCTATACAAGTACATACCAAATTTCTGGGGATATTGCGGCATTTAATCATATAGAAGCCAATCAGCCTGCACAAAAATCGATATATGCATCCCTGCCCCCATACACAGAGATTGACGTTATTACTAGAGATGCTGACCAGCACCCAACTTATTTAATACTAAAAAATAATGGAGTGCCTATAGGTAATATCACACAAAATTATAATGAGCAAAAAAGATTAGTGTCTATTGTGCTTTTAACAAACAGCGGAATAACAGACACATGGAATATCACATATGATGCCTTAGGTAATGTGGACACCGTTACAAAAAGCTAACTCAACGCATGGTTAAAAAATTGTATGTTGGTGGAGTAGGTAGAAAAAAATTTGAAGTTTTGTTTGACCAGGAAGATTACCTGAAGTATAAAACTAAAAAATTACGAAGACTCACTGATGGTAGGATTTATTATACCTCTGGAGGAAAAAGAATTTTCATTCAGAGGGAAATATTAAATTTGACAAGCTCGTGGGATAGAGTATTTTTTAAGACTGCGAATAAACAGGATATGCGTAAATCAAATCTTGAGATAAGGACTGTGCCTTCCCTTAACAGGGGCAAATATGCTGTACAATTTCCTGAACAACCAAAAAATTAAACCCGATCAAATTAAGAGTTAAACCCTTACACAGAAAGGGTTTATAGCAAATATCTCAAAAAATCTGAGCGGATTAAAAAAATAAAAAATGCAAAACACCGACCTATACAACACACTACAAAAGCTTCAATCACAGAAAAAGGGCCTTCGATCATCGTTGATGAAAATGGGATACAAGGCCAAAGAAGCAGATAAAATTGTAAATACCTACCGCCAAACTAAAGGTAAGCCCTCGGCGTTCACAGCAGGAGTTAAGAGTAAGTCTATTGATATAGATATGAACACCACCATGAGTGAGGAAGATTGGAAGGGTGGATTAAAGTTCACCAACAAATATGTATACAACAAAGAAGATGACAAATACGTTGTGTACCTCAAGGCAGCTAATGGCAACATAGTAATTCCTGGGAATACCATGAGAGGCATTCAGGAGAACTACTCTAATTGGAATGGCACACCAGGAACCACCGGCGAAATCTGCAGAAACTACCAAATCCCAAAGGCCTATTTTAATGAGTTGAAACAAGTAATGGGCTTTACACATAATTCAGAACCATTTACAAATGAACAACTTATGGAAAAAGATGTTGATGAATTGACATCTGATATCCTAGAAAAAAAGAAGTTCCAACTCTATCAGAACTTCCAGAAGCGTAGCTGGGCAGATACAGAAACAGCCGCGCACAAGTGGATGGAATTTATGGAGGGCACATACAATCCCATGGAGAACATGCTCAAGAACTGGCAGCCTCCAGCATATGTACCTATCAAGAGTCCAGCTATCCCCAAGAGCAAGCCCGTGGGTGTAGAGAGCATGATTGTTGGATTGTCTGATATTCACTTTGGTTCATATTCAGAGAAGAACCTTTCTTATCGTAAGAAGGGTAACAGCACAGAAGACACAGTTAAGAGCATTGAAAACTATGCAAACGACATTGCCCGCATTGCTAACTCCAGGAGCTACACCTTCAAAGAGTGCGTTGTTACTTCATTAGGAGATATCCTACATACCACAGGTCAAGGATTCACCACAAAAGGCACTCCATTAACCTATGACTGCTTGAAAGAAGAACAGTTCAATGCCGCTTTTGATTCACTGGTTAAGTTTATCAGTGCTATGCTGGATATCTTTCCAAAGGTAAAGGTTAAGAGTGTGAAAGGTAATCATAATGACTTTGGTGATTATGTATTATTCAAGGCTATGGCTGCTTATTTCAGGACTGAAAAACGTGTGGAGTTCGATGTGTTCCAGAGTGATCATGGATTGTTCAAAGTTAACAATACCCTGTTTGTGATCTCTCATGGATATAGCGCAGAATATAAAGGACGCTTACCGTCCGGTGGCAAGGCTCGTGAGAGCTATATTGCTAATCTGTTCTTGGCTAACCCCGAAGCATTGCTAGGTGTTAAGACCAAGGTTATTCTCACAGCCGACCAGCACCATTGGGAGAGCAAAGAGTATGCAGAGTTTGATCACTATATGTTGAGCACGGCTGTTAAGGGTGACCAGCATTCAGAATCTATGGGTATGAACAACGTACCTCGTCAGAGCTGCTTTATTGTGGGCGATATCGGAATTTCTGAAATCGTTTACAGCTATATACGATAACTAAAAAGGTTTTATACCCCCCAAAGGATTTTTATCTTTTTGGGGGTATAATCTTTTAGAGATAGGACCCTTTATTGGCCTCTTATTTTTAACCGCTTGGTTAGTGTAACTGGAAGCACCGACAGATTTATATCCTGTGTGCCCTAGATGAGGGCCGAGCGTAGGTTCGATTCCTACACCAAGCACCACCAAATTAACATGAAGACCAACATACCCCGCCCATATGACTGTCACAGGTGCGGATCAACATCTTGGAAAAGTGATCCGTATCATTATTTAGACTGTGGAATGAAAAAGCCCACAATGATTTCATGGTTATGGCAAAAGCAAACTGAAGAATGCAAACGCCGTGAAGTTGCAAAGCTAGTCAGACAAGCACTCAAATCTGAAAACAAATGAAGAGAACATTCCTAATAGCAGATCTCCATTTCGGAGACTCTGATATGGTGAGTATTTTGGATGGTGGAACTCATCCAATGCGCCCATTCAATAGCATAGAAGAACATGACCAAGCAATCATAGATAATTGGAATAGGGTAGTAACTCACCCTAGTGACAAAGTCTATGTGCTAGGGGATGTAGCCCAGAAGAAAAAGGATTTAGGAAACTTCAGCAAGCTCACAGGTAAAAAGATTCTTATAAAAGGGAATCACGATATCTATGAGCTAAAAGAGTACGCAAAGTACTTTAAAGATGTGAGAGCAACGCACAGGCTGGATAACGGAATCTTAATGAGCCATATTCCTATTCATCCTGGGACGTTTGGTAAAGCCCATAAGCTTAATGTTCACGGGCACATACACGACAAGAGAGTTTTAAAAACTTTTAATTATCTCCCATTGGTAGATGAAAAATATTTTTGTGTATCTTGTGAAAGAATAGGATATACTCCCATAAACCTAGAGGAAATATGCAAATTAGAGAGATTATCAGAATAATAGAAATACTTGCACTACTCAGTGCAGGGTATTATATTATCTTCAAATGAAAGATGCTTTCTATATAATTCCTCATATAGCAGGAATCATTTTATCTCTGGGTTTTATAGGCTTCTTGATCATGATTTCTCCCGGCATAAGAAAAATGCTCAAAAGAAATAGAAAGATAAGAAGAAGATTAAAAGGAATCAAGGTAGCGTCCAAAGCTAGGGATTACCAGATATGAAAGAAACCAGTATAGTTTTTGCAAAACTAATGCTAGTTGTATTTTGTTTTGCAACTTTCATAATAGCAATTACACCGCCTATATTGATAGCAGTCCATTGGTATTTTAACCTTTGGGGATTATAGATGGGTTGACAACTAGAGTACTTGTAGTAGGTTACTCTATAGCTAAAAATTAATTTTAGCCTGTGTAGTCCAACGGCAGAGACAAGCGACTTAAAATCGCTACAGTATCGGTTCGAATCCGATCACAGGTATCACCTTCCCCTTGTAGCTCAATGGTCAGAGCAGTCGGCTCATAACTGATTGGTTGGGGGTTCGAATCCCTCCGGGGGGACCATTTTAGTTCCCATAGTGTAGCGGTTAGCACATCTCCCTTTCACGGAGGTAGCAGGGGTTCAAATCCCCTTGGGAATGCCATTTAATATGAATATAGATATATTGATTAAGAAGTACGAAGATAAGCTAAAAGCTAGAAAGAAACTACAACAAACCGGCCACAACGACGTAGTAGAGGGAGTTATTATAACTCTCGAACTAGTAATTGAGGACCTAAAGAAACTAAAACAAACAAACACACTATGACATTGAACCAGCGCCTTTTGGCGTTAGAGGCAGTACTGCTTGTGATGGAACACCCTGACATTCCTGTGGAGATAAGGGACTATTGCAACAAAATTCAGGAGCATCTTGATATCTACTTCGGTGAGAAGTATGCAGATGATCCAATAGATACCATGCTCAAGGATCAGTTAGCGGCTCTTAAGGAGTTGCTCAAACACCCCCGGATCTTTGGATATGAAAGTTAGCCGAACACTGGACGGAAGGTTGATTCTGGATGGAATACTCCAGAATAACCACCGCTCACAAGTAATCATCAGAGAGGCCAGAGGAAAGTATATGTGGACTAGCAGACCACCAACACCAAGCGAGGATAATACTATGCTCGCTAAAGTGTATAGATTCTTTCCTGTAAGGCACAACAACACACAACCATGTATAAAATGATTAAAAAAATGAAACTCAAGTGGAGTTTTTTTGCTGTTAACTACAAATTAAGGTATGATATCCAAACAGCAGAGTTAAAAATAAAAGCTCTGCAAGAAGTGATATATACAGGAAACGCCCTAATTTACTTAGTTAATAATCCTAATGAAGTCTAAGTCTAACCTCACCTCTAAACAAAAAGCAGATCTATATGTAGACTTCTATAAACTGTATAAAACCGGATCACCTAACAGTTCCGGATTAACGGAACTTGAGCTCAGCAAAAAATGGGATTTGCTCATGGAAGATTTTCTGGAAGATCAGAAAACTTTTCCTGGACGTGAGAGGTTGCGTAGGCTAGGTTTTCTAATAGAGGAACCTAAAGATGAACGTAAACCAGCTAATAGAAAGCTTGCAAAAATATAGTGGGGAAACCCTAGTCCTGGTGGATGGCTACGAGGGAGGCTTTGATACACCTAGCGAAATAAAAACATTAGATGTAGTAGGACCTAATCCTCATGCCCCTTGGTGGGATGGTAGCTATGAAGCAGCTAAAGATGGTGATGTTAAAATCACGGGAGTTTACATTCCTAGAGTGAGTTAAGGATAGGTGGCAGAGTGGTCTAACGCACTAGTCTTGAAAACTAGAGGGCTGAAAGGCTCCGTGGGTTCGAATCCTACCCTATCCGCCACTTTATAACGCACTCGTAGCTCAGTGGATAGAGCAGGGGTTTTCTAAACCCTTGGTCGCAGGTTCGATCCCTGCCGGGTGTACCATTTGGAATCCTAGCTCAATGGTAGAGCAGTACCCTTTTAAGGTATTGGTTCTGGGTTCGAGTCCCAGGGGTTCCACATTTTAAAACAAAAGTAACAAAAAAAACATATGATGATATCAAAACTTAAAACAGAAACAAGAGAGCATTACAGGATTAGAGATATCGAAGATGAGGAGTATACGTTTATCATAAGGTACGAAACAGGCCGTGAAATACGTAAAACCAAAGAGATATTGATAAATAGTAGCACAGGCAAAAAGATTAAACCTCTTAATGCTCCTCATAAGTTCTACAAGATATCCGAGGCAGTAAAAAAATTCATAGACCAAGAACATGCCAACTAGACTAGGCTATTGCTGCATCTCCCTAGGAGAACATAAATCAACCTTTAAGACTATAACCCTGACTCGTGGATTCGATTTAGGATTGGGATCAGAAGAGTTGAGGGATAAACTTCATGGTATTTGGAAACATAATTTAGAAGAATACCGTCGTGTATTAACATATAACCTATTATCTAATTTTGGACTATATAGGATTAGTAGTGCTTTATTCCCGCTAGCAGACCACATAAACTTCAAGTACTTATGGACAGAATTCATAGGTGAAAAGTATGTAGACACTTGGTATGATAGCAGAAAAATAACAGAGCTATACCTTAGGTTTGGTAGGCTCTGTATGCATCCTGACCAATTTGTTAGCTTAGGAAGTCCTAGCGAAACAGTAAGGGAAAACTCTATTAATAACCTGGAATTTCACAATGAATTCCTTGAGCTAATAGGTGTGCCCTCTGGTTATGGTTGTCCCTTGAACATACATCTCAGCAGCGGCAAGGATAATATAAAAAACATGGAGTATTTCATTGGTAGTTTAAGTAAACTATCAAAAAATACCCATGGTAGGCTGGTGTTCGAAACAGAGGACAAAGGATTCTGGACATGGCAAAAGATTCTAGAACACTTTCCTGGTTATCCTATAACCTTGGATTTTCACCATAGGAATATAAATAACGAAGGAGAGAGTGTTAAAGAAGCTATAGATAACTGTGTTAGTACATGGGGAACCTTTATACCTATGATGCATATTTCAGAGGGCAGGGATAAACCATTAGACAGAACGCACAGTGATTTTGTAGAAACACTGCCACCGGAACTATTAGATTACTGTAAAAAGCTGCCGGTTGATCTAGAGATAGAAGCAAAGCAAAAAGACCTTGCAGTTTTAGAATTATGGAGTAAATATCATGGAGTAACTTAATGATATGTACATACCAGCGCAAAACTTCTCTGAGCAACAAGATCTAGAGGTGTATTGCCCTATCTCAGGCGAGAGATATGTGTGGGTGGATGCTGATAATAGCAGTCAGCTTCCACCGCACCTCTCTCCTGGTGCAATAGAAAGATTACCTAACAGGTTCTTTCAAAACCCCTTGGTGAGCAGGCACGAGAATCAAATCAGGGTACATTTTGTACCCACAACACCCGAACCTACCATGACTAAAAAAGATGACGACGAAGAATTGGTTATAGCTGCAAAAGCAGCAGGAGGATCAGTAGTCCCTGAGGCTATTAAAACCCCAGAACCAGAAAAACATGACTAGTATGGAAGTAGCCATAAACGATACAACATTCTGGAAAGTATGGAACACTCTGAGAGACACAGAGCGATTTCTAGCCAACTTGGATGTATCCGGCATGACTGAAGATGAGTCAGAAGACACAGAACAACTGCTAGCTGATGTTCGTTGGAGAATGAACAACCTAGCTCCACAAATGGAAATACTCAAAGAAAATGAAAACAATTGTAAAGAAAGTCTCAACAGAACATATGTATATAGTGAAGATTGAAGATTCTCCTATCTATCATTTATGGGTAAGAGAAAACCATCTCACGGATATGCCTAGGTATCAGGTTGAGAACGCTGAAACCGGAAAACAGGTGGTGGATAGAGCTGAGTTTGATAGGGTTAAAAATAGTGTGTTGACAACATGCTAGATTGGATTAGTATGAATTTCTCCTACAGTTGTAGCCGTTGCCGCCGCATACGGCGGAACGCGCTCTGACTGCGACGAATTTCCCTGAGAAGAGATTCTAGGGACAGCGAGTAATCGGGGCACAACAGTTAACGCAGGGAATCTCACCTTGTATCGCTGCTCTGTGATTCCCCCGTAGTTACAACTGTAGGAGATTAACCTTAACCCCTAAAAAAATGTTTAACTTATTCCCCAACCTGCTAGCCTTCGATTCTATGAAAGAGTTTTTAAAAGATCAACAGTCTAACTTTAGCTGGAACTATTATCCTCCTGCAAACAAAGAGGATGTGTTGAAAGGTGAAGAGCAACAACCACAACAGGAGAAGCTCACCAAAGCCCAGAAAGATATAAAACTCAAGCTCGCTGCTAGAGTAGCCCAAGGGGAGACTTATGCAGATATTGCCTTGGAGTTAGCAGAAGAGCTGGCAAAGAAAGATCGTAAAATCAAAACCCTAAACAATAAAATCACAAACCTCAGATCAAATTAAAAGATAATGACATACCCACAGTTTGAAAGAGCGATCTTAAGATTGCAACACATACAGACCAAGTGTCAGAAGATAAGAGAAACGGGAATAGACATAATAGACTTCACAGATAACTTCTACTTTGTGATAGACACCCTATTAGAATCTATTTTTTCAGAAGCACAAGTTGATCTAATCAACTGGTATCTTCTAGAGAGGGATCCTAAACTTGGGTTAATAGCAAAAGATAAAGAAGGTAATGAAATCTGCTATGATATACCTAGTCTTTGGAAAGAACTAGATAGCCTAGGGTGGAAAAATGAATGTGAAAAAATTATATCTAACACAAGAGATATAGAGTACTACAGAGAAATGGCAGAAAGAGGAGAAATCTAATGACACCTGCGAAAAAAACAGCATTAATACTAGTAATCATATATTTGATTTTGGTAGTATATCATCTTCTAAAACAGTAATAACATGCCCCAGAACGAGGATAAGCTTAAATTTATAGTACTAGCTATTATAATAGCTTTCTTTTTAGCTGTTCTAAGCACATCCAAGTTTTAATAACCTATGAAAACATCTAAAAAGAAACAACCCGAATATAAAACATTCGGGGTAGCTATAGCTAAGTTCTGGGAAAAAAGAGGAGTTAACACTCAGCAGTGGCAGCTCAAAGGAAAGAAGATAGTATACGGAACCAAACAACAATAATATAACTATATGGGAAAAGGATCATTTCCAAGAAACAACACCAGTAAAGAATTCTTTAGTAACTTTGATGAGATCAAGTTCAAGAAGAGTAAAGACACACCAGAGCAAAAGAAGTCTTCAAAGAGGATAAAGAAGACATATATCTATAAGTCTTAACCCCCCACACTAATAAATTAGTTATTTTGGTATAGTATTATGAAGATAGGAATGTTTCCTTTTCTTCTTTTAACCCCTAACCAAAAGACAAATGCAAAAAGTAAGCAGAAGAGCTGGGAGTGTAGTAACCCAGTTAGAAGTCAGGACAGAAGAAGATTGGCTGAGAGAGATAGAAAAAATTCACAAGTCCATACGTTGGCCCATAGCAAAGATAGTTTGGTGGGACTTCTTTAGCTATAGACCCTGCACAAACAGGGCCAAGGGATTTGATATCTACCTGAATGTAGATCTAGAGCAATACCCACCTAATAAACTAGCAATTCACCTAGAAAAGGTGGGATACAGCAGAGAGATGGCCATAGCCAGGGTTAGCGGAAAGGGTGGTTTGATGCGCGCTAATAAGGTATAGATTCATAGATCAGGGGACTAACAATCCCCTTTTCTTTAGCTATTCTAACCCCTCCCCTACCCCCCTGGGGTGTAGTTAGCTATTAACTGGTATAGTATTATGAAGCGAGAGAATAATGCCCGTTCAATATAGAAAGTGCAGGAAACCTTTCTTTTACTTCAACCCTAAAAAACCAAAACAAATCAGTATATGAATAAGTTGATCATTGCAGGAATCGGTGCAGGTGCCACAGTTATCGGATACACGATCGGTAGCATCTTCGGAAATAAGGTGAATGGTAAAGTCAAGAACGTCTTTAAGAAAAAAGAAAAAGGGGACGCTCCTTGCCAAACCCAAGGTGAGCCCCAGGCAGCCTAATTGGTAACAGGGAATGCTCTCTACCTCTAACGGGGTAGAGAGCTGACCCTAATTTTTAACTATCTATCATTATGGAATGCCCCCGTTGCCAGAAAACAATGGTGTTAAAAATCAAAGATTATCTATGTAGCTATAGATGTGAAAGAGTAAAGAACGCAGAAAAAACCAGCATAGAAGAACATGATTATATGCTTAGGATTAAAGCAGCTGGGTTTAGGTCTAGTGATAGACTAGAATACCAGGAAATCTATTTCTTAAAAACCGCATCTGAACGTTATTGGGATAGTCTCTGGAATGGAAAATAAAGAGTTGGGGGAGTAAAATCCCTCAGCTTTTTCCTTTTTTTTAGCTATCTCTGATAGTATACTTTAGTGACCTATGGATGTACGTGCGTTTCCCAGATATAATAATCTTGATTCAGCTGGTGGTTATACACTGTTCAAACCTAGCAATTTTACTCCTGATTGGATGCGCCATATCATGGGTCCTGAACAGCTAAATATAAATTTTGATAACATACTTCGTAAAGTATTCCCTGGTCTTCCCGCAGACCCTAATTATGTAAAAGAGCATGGTATAAGAGATACCATACAAAATATGAATCTGGGAATGACTAACGCACCTATTGTAGATGTAGGTAATTTTGAAAGAGGCCGGCCTATTATCACAGGGTCTAGAACTATAGGTATGGAAGACCCTAACCATCTTGATAAGAATGAGATGCTAGAAATGATGTTAAAAAATAGCTCTGATAAGAGTGAAGAATTAAAAGCTCAGGTTAAAAAGTTAATAAATGAACAAAAAGCACCTAAAATCTCTATGCTCTCCGAAGAATTTAAAAAAACCATCGTAAAAAATAAAAATAATACCAAGACAGCGTTCATAAACCCTAAGCTGCTAAACACCACAATGAACTATGGCTTAGGTGGCTTAGGAACATATCAGCTAGGACATGCTGGTGCTAATACCCTTCAAGGAAATATAGGTGGCGCAGTACATCAACTTGGGGAAGCGGCTAATACGCTAAGATACACTCCGTTCATTACAAGTAGTCTAGCTAATTCCCCAAAAGCACTTAGTGGACTAGGAGCTTTTGCTGCCCCATTTGCAGCAGCTAACACATTAGGAAATATTAAAGATTTTGGCACAGATTGGAATAAGGGTAATGTTGGTGGACTAACTTATGACACAGCTATGGGTGGTCTTAACGCTGGTATGGCTTATAGTGGAGCAAAACAGGGATTAGGTACTTACAAAGCAATAGCTAACAGATTTCCTGGTATTTTAAACAGCGCTAGAACAGGGTTAAATACTGGCTTGAATGCTGCTAGAGGATTAGGGGCATCTGGTTTAAACGCAGCCAGAGGATTAGGTGCTGCTGGAGGAGCTAATTCAATTATGTTGGGTAGAGGGCTAGCTGGGGCTGGAGCGTATGCTGGGCTGCAAAAGGTTACTCCTGAATTTGATAATACAAATGGTGTGGGTAGTATGTTTGGTAATCTAGCCAGAGATATGTCTATAGGTGCAGCTTCAGGGGGTATTGCTGCCGGAGCACCAGGAGCAGCATTAGGCGCAATATCAGCACCTATAACAACTGTTAATAGATTGAATAGTGATATGGCTAGAGTTAATAATTATACTAATGATAGTAATAATTCACTAAACAACACAATAGCTTTGGCTAATAAAACTAGATTATCTCAAAATGCCGATGCTCAAGCCCATGGCTATAAAGATAGAACTAGTCAGATATTTGCTAACCATGGCATGCAATACAATGGATCCACGCAGAGGGCAACACCACTAGCTCCTCAACAAGCGGCACCACTCCAAAATCCCACACCACAACCAGCTAACACAGCTGCTGGCTCATCGGTTAAACCATTAGCGCAGCCGGCACCAGTAAACCCGGCCACAAAACCAGTAGCTCCCGTTGTGTCAGCAACTTCAGCTCCAGTAGAGGTACCCCCAGCAACACAACCACAAACTTTAAATAACCAGCCTCAAGCCACGCAAAAATTTATAGAAAATGAACAAAAACCAATAAACCTAAATCCTGTACAGAATACACTAGAGAAAGATCCAACAGCTATGGGAACACCTGGTCAAATGGGTGTGGCACCTGAGGAAGCACAACCTAAACAACCAGTAGTTCATAACCAGGAGAAACCAGTTATACAAGCACCTAGCGCCACACCAGAGGAGAATAGGGCTAGACTTCAGGAAATGGCGGACTATAGGCATGCAAACAACATACCCGCTCCAGGAAGAATTACACATATAGACAGCCAAACAGGTCAAGTGGGTACAAGATTCACACCTGATAATAGATATGGAACTGAAGATAATCTAAGGCAATTAGCTAGCCAACAACATCAGAGCGCTGTGGATGCTGACCAGTTAACCAGGCACAGTATGGACATGCCTAATGATCCACGGTATAAAAATCAGTCAGCAGAGAGCTATAACCAACTACATCCCAAAGACAAGCCTATCAACGCAGATTCTGTGTTAACAGGCCCAGGTGGAAAAGTTGTTGGAACAATGAGTTCAAGAGCTGCCACACCAGAAGAAATGGCTGCATATCATAAGAAACCTTCTATGATTGATGGTATTCCTAGCTCACAATACTGGGCCCAGCATGGCGGAGCTCCTAAAACATATGCGCAGAATGGAGGCTACCCTGAGAAAAGAGGACAGCTGAGAAGAAGGAATACAGGCATAGGTGAATGGGTTAACCCTAAAGATTTTGAATATTTGAGCAAGAGCGCGGCATTTAACGTGATCACAAAAGAAGAATATGTTAATCTACCATTACATCCCAGAGTAGAAAGCATTCACGAGTTTTTCTTTCCGCAGGGATAAAATTTATTAGATATATGAGCAAAATTTTAACAGGGCTATATTCAGCTATACCTAGTGCTGCAGCTAACACAGGAGCTTATTACTATGCTACTGACACAGAAGTATATTGGTTGGCTGATGGTGATAAATGGATTCAAAGCACGCCGTCTCTTGATGGCTGGGTAGGTATTCCTGAGATGCCTGGGTTCCAACTTCCCCCATATGATGGTATTGTTTGCTCTAATTTTGCTGCTGCTGATAAGCCTAGGTCTATACTTTTAAAAAAGGGAAACAACACAGTAGCAACGCTAACCATCACTTATGATGGAAGTAATAATCTGACTTCCATTGTGTCTAGCTAAAGGGTGCTGATATGGCGCTCAAAGATGGAATTTTAGCGTATTGGAAGCTAGATAACTCTAGCTGGATTGATTCTACAGGAAATGGCTATACTTTAGTCAATGCCGGGTCATCTGATGTAAGCACTGGAAGTGGAATTATCGGTGGTGGCGCTGGTGTTGACTCCTCGGCTTATTTATACAATGGAGATATAGCTGTAGGGGATTCTTACTCAGTATCTATATGGGTTAATCCGATCAGCTTTGCTAGCAATGTTGATACTGCTTGGAGCTTTAATGACGCAAACTCCGCCACAGGAGTTGTTGGTCAGGGGCAATGCTATTTCTTTGTGGGTAACAAAGGGGAAGGAGACTATAACCTCAACCCAGGATATCCTCAAGCAAATGGCTGGACTCATTTAGTATATGTGATTGATAATACTAATCATCTGCAAAATTTTTATGTAAATGGTAATTTAATTGCGTCAGGTAACGACACAGGAAATTGGGGTAACTGGAATGGCTTTTATTTAGGAGCATATCCAGGTAGGGGGTTAAGTTCGAATTCTAATATAGACGAAGTTGGCTTATGGACCAGGGCTTTGTCAGGTGCCGAGGTTGGCGATCTTTATGGGGCAGGCGCAGGGTTGCCATATCCCCTGTCTGTTCTATATTACAGTGATGCACAAGAAGACGGTGACTGGGGTAATTTGCTAAATTGGTGGCAGGACTCTTCTTACACAGTCCAAGCAACAGCATTACCATCATCTTCAACGCCTGTTATATTATATAATCATGTAACTCAAAATAGTGCTGAAGATAATTGTTATTGCCGTAATGCTAATTTTTTTAATGCTGATTTTGAATCTGGGCTAACACTCAGTTCAACAGGAGCTGTTAATTTTTGGGGTAACTCTGCTTTTAAGGGCACAACATCAAGCAATACAACCATGCATGATAGTTCTACTATTAGTAGTACTGGTGTTGTGCATGGTAATGTAGTTATGAGGGATGGGTCCTCGAGTCTTGGTTTAATAGATGGAAATGTAGATATATATTATGACGGGGGAGACGGTAATTATCCTATTGGTGGCACAGTTACTGGAACTAAACAATATCATGGGTTTAATTTTGGCGAGACTTGTTATTTTAATAATGCAGTAAATGATGATTGGACGAACTCTAGAAATTGGTGGATTGATTCGGCCCACACAATATGGAGAGACTTTATACCGGATATTACAAATAACGTTGTTTTTAACTATGATGTATGCCAAACAACAGATCCCTCGTCATACACACTCACTGTTAAATCCGCAGTTTTGAACAATTGTAATTTTGGTCAGGGATATGGACTCAATCTAACTGCTGTGAATGGGGTTGTTTTAAATAACTCTAGAAATGGAGAAACAATAAACGCAAACACAATATTTAATAACTCTAGAAATACAACTGTCGACTCTGGTGGAACTGTAAATGGAAATGCCGTGTTCAATGGTCACTCGTATAATGTTCAAATTGACCAGGGACAGGGTGGTGTTATTCAATATTCAACAGTTTCGGGGAATGTAGACGCATATTATCCTGCTTATGTTAAATCTGCGGGCATTGGGGGAACATTAACAAGGCACGGTTATACACTTAATAATACTTGTGACTGGCATTGGAGCATGGATGAAACAAGCGGAACAAGACACACACCAGACTTATATCTAGAGCCTGAGTATATTTATGAGTTGGTTTTAGGGGGCGGTTCTACAATAGATGGAACGTACTATAGGTCTAGCGGAAGAGACACATACTTTTATGGAACGCGCGCTTTATATTATGACCCAGGAGAAAACATTTGGACAGTTTCAGATGGTAGTGATAATTATTACTGTGTAAATGATGGTACCTTTTCTAATTGGAGCACTTATGGAGAGGCCACAATCCCATCACTGGTGTCTAGCCAAACAAGAAATACAGCCGTTGGGTATAGTGCTGGAAAATTTGGGAATGCCTCGCTGTTTAATGGAACAAACTGTTTGTATAATGCAAATCTTGTTCAGGCTTCTGACTTTACAATCTCTGGATGGGTTAATTTTAGCAATATATCATCAGGAGCTGCACAAGCTATTATAGGTACAGCAAATACAGCGTATGGGGGATACGGAAACCCATTAACAATATATTTACAAGATGGTGTTTTGCGTATGTACGACGATTCTTTAGGACATGATATTGCTGGTCCATCTATTTCGGCAAACACATGGTACAATTTTGTTGGAGTGTATAGTGGCGAAACATTCTCATTCTATGTTAATGGTGTTAATTATGGGTCAGCAAGTTGTGATGGATATGTATATTTTGTAGATTTTTCGGTGTCTAAATTCTTTGATGCTTATCCTCTTCCTGCTGGAGCATTAGTAGATGAACTGAATGTGTTTAACGTAGCACTCACAGAGAGCCAAATAACAGAGCTATATAGCATGGGCGATGGCTTTATATATCCATTCATACACAGCAGCAATGGTATATCTCCTATAGTATATGCCAGACTGCTAAATCTTCCGTTTTTTATAGACTCTAAAAGTCCAAGTTATGGTAGACTATTAGGACTACCTTGGTTTATAAATATTTAATATGATTAAGTTCAAAACTATTACACCTGTTGTTTTCCCTAGCATAGACAAGGGACCGTTTAATCCTTTGAAGTTATTATCTTTGGATTGGACTGTGACATACGATAATCTTTCTAAAAAAGCATATGCTACCTTCAAAGGTAACAATAGAAAGATAACCCTATGGGAAGGTGAAGATTATGATAAAATAGGGCAGTTTACTGACACTGATGTAGAGGCTAGGGTTATAGAGCTTATGGGAATAAAACAAAAAGACATACTTCAAGCCGACACAAATGAAAATAAGCAAGACCCACAGCCGACAATAAATCCAGTACCTCAGGGCCGTGGCTTTATAGATACAATCAAGAGTATGTTCGGATTATCCTAGCCTTAAATCTAAAAAATAAATATAATGCAGATTAAAGAAACTATATAAATTTATGCCAAACATTCTAAAAGGACTATACGCAAACATACCTAGCCCTCAGGCTAACACAGGATCATACTATTACGCAACAGACTCAGGAACATACTACCTAGCAGATGGTGATAAATGGATTCAGAGCACTCCTGATGTTGATAACTCTAGTACTCCTATTAATCAAGATGGCGGATTAGCTGTGCATGTATTGAATACTGAGGATAATTCTGGAGTAACCGGAACAATCACAGCTTCAGCCACAACTTTCACAGTAACCACCACAGGCTATTCAACACTGACATTTCAGGCAGTTAAATCTGGCACTCTCAGCGCCGGGTCTATAAGTGTTTATGGTTCTGTTGACGGCACAACTTTTAGCGTGCTTACATCATATGTTCCTTTAACTTCAGGAAACACAGCATCAACATTCTCAGCAACAAACACAATAACTGCAGGGCAAATTGATACTGTAGGGCTAAAAGCTATTCAGTTTGTGGGTTCTAGCTTTTCTGGTGGTGGTAGTGTGGTATTCACGGTTAATCAGAGTGTGTATGTGTCTAATGTTATGTTGGATAACTCTCTTCCACAGGGTACAAATGTTATTGGCGGTGTTTCAACTCAGGCTGCAAATGTGAGCGTTACATTTAGTAACACCACTACATCAGGAACTATAGGCACAGCCACAACATTGTTATCTGCAGGCACAGCAACAAAGTCTTTATCTATCCAGAATACTTCAGCAAGTGCTACTATTTATGTAGGAACACCAACAACACCATCAACAACTAATAGTATTAATATTGGTCCTGGTGTTGGTTATCAATTCCCAGTGGTACCTACTAACGCTTTAAACGTTACTGGATCAGCTGCTAGCGTTCCTTACGTTATCTGGTACGCTTAACCCGGAACCCATAATTTATGGGATTTATTCTTAATGGCGATTTTCCTGTTAGCGGTGGGTTTATAAAACTCAACGTTAACAACTACGTTAGTGGGTTGTATAAAACCACGTATAGTGGATACTTTAATGACAACCCAGCGTTCTTTGCGTCAGCTTCAATCACAGCCACGGCAGTAGATTCTACACTTGCTGATGCTAATATTCCTAGTACAACAAGCTATCAATATTTAGGTTATTTTACCCCAACCACCTCAGAAACATATACCTTCTATGTGACCTCTGATGACGCCGGCTATTTATGGGTTGGGTCTAACGCGCTGTCAGGATTCTCTACATCTAATGCCACGGTTAATGGTGGTGGTGAACACGGAGCTAATCAATATAGTGGCACAATAGCTCTAACCGCAGGAACAAAATATCCTATAAGAATTCAAGTAGGTAATAACGGAGGCCCTGGTTCTTTGGCTACTAGCTTTTCAACTTCTACAATATCAAAAACAAGTACATTCGCAGGCTTGGTGTCGTATAACCCAGCCACTAACGGGTTCTAGTGCTATGTTTGAGGTTGTGTAAAACAAAATTTTAAAGTACTATATAAATTTATATGAACACCCTAAAAAGAATATTAGCTGAAAAATTAGGTATAGAGCTCGCTAACTTTCAAGGCGACTTGTCAAATAGCCTCAAACCCGCACATATCGGTGATGTTAGAGGATTAAACCTTCCTACTAATCGTGAGGAGCCTAACAGTGTAAAAAGCGCTGCTGATGCAAAACACCCTGGACTCTGGGCAAACATCAGAGCTAAGAGAGCTCGTGGTGGAAAGCCAGCAAAACCAGGAAGTGAAGCTTATCCTGATAAAAAGAACTGGGATAAGTTAACAAAGAAGCAAGCAGGAGTTTCTCCTAAGATCTATGAACAAATGATGGAAGCGCTCGACACGGTTGGTAAAAATGTACCTCATGACATTATTAATGATTTGACCACACCTAGACCTACTATAGCACCTATCAAACCCCTAACAAATGATCTAATGGCTAGGGAAAGACAAAAAATATTAATAGACAGGCTGTTAAGAAAATCAGGAGGTGAAGGTAGTATTCCTGATGTTGGAGCACCTCACAATAACCATAACAGTGTGAGTGATGCTATATTAAAAAATCAAGCTGATCCATCACCAGCACTTAGCCACCCATATGAGGATAATACCTTGCATGCATTACCTCCCCCTGGGTATAAACCAGAGCCGGCAACACCTCAAGTCCCCGTGGGTCCAGGTGGTGAATATGACATAAAAAACACAATGGCTGCTCCTCTAGCGGTAAACAAGCTAGCTATGTATATAGAGGCATTGAACAAGTTAGCAAAGGCTAATGTTGTTATGCACAAAGAAGATAAGAATCCATCAGGTGGATTAACTCAACACGGCAGAGATAAATATAAC